GATGGTTCTGCTGTTTATATTGGAGATGCAAGTCAAACAGTAGATAGTTTATCAAAAGAAATAGAAGCTAACAGAGACACTAAAATGGTTGTTAATAATAGAGGCTTACATGGAAATACACCTAAAGATGGAAGTAAAACTTTAGTTAGTGGTTCAGTTTATCCTATTATTATTATTTTTGGAGAAAATGAGGGTGGTAGTAATTTAGATTTTTTTTGGAGAGTAAGTGGTGGAACAGCTAGTCAAAGTTTATCTGCAAATTTTACTAGTAGTAAAGTTGTATCAGATGTAATTCCTAAAATTATTAAATTTGAAAGTAATTCTGTTTTAGATACAAGTCAAAAAGTTATAGATAATGTAAAAAAATTATTAAACCCAATGAGGTCTTTATTCACTTATAACAATGGTCAATACAAACTTAAAGTAGAGGGAACAGGTTCAGCAGTTAAAACTATCACAGAAGATAATGTAGTTGGTGGTGCTAAGGTTATTGGAGAAAGAAAAAATAATAAATACAATCGGGTTATTGGAACCTATGTCAACCCGTATAAGAACTGGCAAAATGATACTGTAACTTTCCCACCAGCAGATGACACTAATGTTGCAACAGAATTTAAACACGCAACTATGCTATCAGCAGATAATAATACTTTGCTTGAGGGTAACTTTCAATTTCCTAATGTAACTAATACATTTAATGCAGAGGCTCTTTGTGAAGTTATTTTAAGAAGATCAAGACAACAATTACAAATACAATTAACTTTAACATCTGAATTTTTAGAATTAGAAATTGGTGATATTGTTGCAATTACATATCCTAGTGGTGGTTTTAATGCAAAACCATTTAGAGTGTTAGGTTTAGAAATAAATGAAGATTTAACTGTAAATGTTCAGTTGTTTGAACATCAAAATAACTTTTATGATTTTAATACTAAAAATCCTATAGCAACAATACCAGATACAACTTTACCTAATGTAACTAAAACAGTAGATATAAGCACACTCTCTGAATTATTAACGATTACTGATGAGGTTGCTATTTATAATGATGGTGTTGTCATTACTAAACTTATTATTCAATTAGGAGATTTTTCAACTATTGATTCTTTTTTTGAATATTTTGAAGTAGAAGTTTCAGAAGATGGAGTAAATTTTACAAGTGTTGGAACAGGAAAACAAACTAGGTATGAAGTTTTAAATGTTAAAGATAAAACACTTTATCATGTAAGAGTAAGATATGTTAATAGTGCTGGTGCAAAATCTAATTATTTAGCTGGAACACACACAACAGTTGGACAAACTGCACCACCAGCGAATGTTCAAAACTTTTCTATAAATGTTTCAGGAAGATCAGCAACTCTTTCTTGGGACGCTGTACCTGATCTTGATCTAGCTTATTATATCATAAAATATACTTCAAATATTGTTAATCCTTTATGGGCTAAATCAAAAACTATTGTAAATAAAATTGCAAGACCAGGTACATCAGCAACAGTAGGTTTTCAAGCTGGTAGTTATTTAATCAAAGCTGTTGATAAGGGAGGTAATTTATCACTTATAGAAACAGTTATTAAATCTACTATTTCAACTGCTAATTATGTTAATCAAACTACAATAAATGAACATACTGCATTTTCTGGTACTAAAACAAATGTTGCAGTTACAAGTATAAACTCAGTAAATCATTTAGGACTTACAGCATCAGGGACACTTGGTAATCCTAGTACAACAGTTCAAAGTTCTGGTACTTATGATTTTAATAATCAAATTACTTTTTCAGGAAAATTAAAAGCTAAGTTTGATGCAAATGTTATACAGATTACAGACCAAGTTGCAGAATATATAGATACAGGACGACCAAATTCTTCAACATTAATAGATGCTGGAACACCAGACCCTTTTGATGGTACAGCTACACAAAATAGTGATTCAATATTACAAATTTCAACAAGTGATGATAATGTTACTTACAGTGCATTTACTTCATTTAACACAGGAGAATATATAGGTAGATTTTTTAAATTTAGAGTTTCTTTTACTTCATCTGATAATCAAGCTAGACAATTAATAACTCAATTATCTATTACAGCTAGTTTACAAGAAAGAACTGAATCTGGTGCAGATATATCTAGTGGTACAGGTGGCAAAGCTGTAACTTATAATTCTGCTTTTGCTTCAAGCCCATCATTAAATATTTCAGGACAAAATATGCTTTCAGGAGATAGATTCTCAATAACAAATAAAACTGCATCTGGTTTTACCATTGAATTTTTTAATTCGTCTGGTACAAGTATAGACAGAACATTTGATTTTTTTGCAAAAGGAGTAGGTCAAATAATTACTTAATATTATGGCACAAGTATCACAAATAGAAATTAATAACCAAGCATTTAGTACATTTAGAACTACGATGAATGATAGTTTAAGTGCTATAAATTCTATGCACTCAGGAACATCAAGACCAGCTAGTGCAACAACAGGAACACTTTGGTTAGATATAACAAATGCTGGTTCTAACTCTTTAACAATTAAATTCTTTGATGGCTCTGATGATATAACCTTTGCAACAATAGATACATCTGCAAACACAGTAAATTTTATAGATAGTGTAGTTACAGGATTTGATATTGTAACGGATACCACGCCTCAACTTGGTGGAAACTTAGATTTAAACTCAAACGATATTACAGGCACAGGAGATATTAATATTACAGGAACAGGAACTATTTCTGGGGACTTAAATGTTGCTAGTAATGTTTTATTTGTAGATGCTTCTGCTTCTACAGTTGGTTTGGGAACTAACTCACCAAATCATAAATTAGAATTACTTGGTGGCTCACCTGCTATTTCAATAAAATCAAATAACACAACAAATGGAAGTTCAAATATTTTATTTGGAGATACAAATGATGATGATATTGGAAAAATATTTTATGAGCATGGAACAAACTCATTTAGATTTTTAACAAATGCTAGTGAGAAACTTCGTATTGACAGTTCTGGTCGATTACTTGTTGGAAAAACTGTTACTACTAGAGTAGTAGCTGGTGCAGAAATAAGAAATGATGGAATGATTAGAGGCACAAGAGATACTGCTCATTCTATAGACGCTGTAAGAACAACTGATGATGGAGATGTAATAAGAATTTATAAAGAGAATACTAATGTAGGAGTTTTAGGAACTCAAAATTGGGGAATAGGCACTGCATCACCAGACCACTCAATTCATATATCGAGAGCTTCTAGTAATGCACAATTAAAATTACAAAGAACAGGAAGTTCTACAGCTTCATACAATATATCTGCTTCTAGTGATGCTTTAGCTTTTTCAAATCAAGTAGCAGGTTCAGAAGTTATGAGAGTAAACTCTACTGGATTAGGTATTGGAACTTCAAATCCACAAAATAAACTTCATCTTGATATTGGAACAGATAATACTGGAATAAGAGTTAATAGCACAGATGCAACTACAGGAATTGCTTTAGCTGATAATGGTGGTTCTATTGTAACACAAACTACAAGTTCTGGTGCTTTTAGAGTTTTAGTTGGTGGAGATGCAAACACAACAGGAGATAATAGTTCAGAAGCAATGCGTATCAATGCAAATGGTCAACTTTTAATAGGAACTACAGACGCACCTTCAAATACTGATACTAAACTAAGAGTTCATGTACCAATAAGTTCAAGTAGTAAAACAGCATTTGAATTATCTCATAATACAACTGGTGCAAATAAACCAGGAGCTTCTTTAGGATTAGTAATAAATAATGGTGGTGCATCTACAAATGCAGCACAATTAACATTCGGAACAGCATCTGGTGGTTCTGTTTCAGAACGTATGCGTATCGATAGTTCTGGAAATTTCTTTGTTCAAAAAACAGGTAAAAACGTAGCTGTTGTTGGACATGAACTTAATGCTAGTTCTTATGCTTCTCACACTAGAAGTGATGCAACTGTTTTATATGTAAACAGACATACAAGTAATGGTGCAATTGCTGAGTTTATGAAAGATAATACAACAGTTGGTACTATTGGTGTTAATGGTGGAGACAATCCTTTCTTTAGTAGTTCAGCTTCTAATCATGGTGGAGTTATGTTTTCTGATGCTGGAAGTGGTCAACCTACAATGCTTCCAATGTCTGGTGGAACTACTTTAACAGATAACTCTGTGAATATTGGAGTAAGTACACTTAGATATAAAGATTTATATTTAGCTGGAGGTGTATTTCTTGGTGGCACAGGCACAAGTAATAAATTAGACGATTATGAAGAAGGTTTACATACAGCAAGTATTACAGATAGTGGAGGTACTGCAACTATAACTATGAATAGTTCTTTTAACCAATTATCTTATACAAAAATTGGCAGACTTGTTCATGTTCAAGGAACATTACTTGTTGCTTCTATTTCTGCTACTATTTCTGGTACTGTAAGAATATCATTACCATTTACAGCTTCAAGTTTAGCAGATCAAGCAGGAAAAGGGCGTATTGGTATAGGAACACATAATGTTAATTTTACATCATCTGGTACTGCTCCATTTTTACATGTTGGAGAAAATGATGCTTATGGACAAATAGTAGTAACGAATGATAATTTAAATACTTCTCAAGCACAATTTGGAGATACATCAGCACAATTTTATATTGGTGGAACTTACATAACAGATAGTTAATTTTAACAACAAAGGAGACAACACATGGCAATAACTAAAGAGACACAGATTGGTAAAATCGAAGTGGTCGGAAAATACAAATCAGTTCAAGTAAGAACCGATACTGTAATTATTGAAGATGGCAACGAATTATCAAGACAGTATCATAGACATGCTTTAATGCCAGACGCAGACATATCTAATGAACACTCAGAGGTTCAAGCAGTATGCAACGCAGTCTGGACAGATGAAGTAAAAGCTAACTATGAAACTTTTAAAGCTAACCAAGAAAACATATAAGGAGAAAACAATATGAGTACAACATACGAATGGAGCTTCCCCTCATTTGAGACGGATTCCGAAAATAAGGTAAAAACAATACACTATAGATACACAGCAACAGATGGAGAAAATTCTGCATCTATGTATGGCTCTTGTGCTGGTTCAGACGGCATGGATTTTAACGCTATGAGTAAAGAGGATTGTGTTACTTGTGTTCTTGAACACCAAGAACAAACAGAAGATGAAATGAAAGCTAATCTTGATGCACAAATAGAAGCACAAAAAAACCCTGAAACTATATCTAAAACTAAGGAGTGGTAATGTCAGACATCAAAATAGATGGTAAAGAGTATAAAAAAGAAAAAATGACAGATGAGCAAGTTACTGTAGTAACTAAACTTGCAAACATACAACAAACTAAAAATAATCTTCTTTCTCAAGTTCAAGATTTAGAAATTTTATCTGAATTTTGGGTAAAGAAATTTAAAGAAACTAACCCTGTTGAAGAACAAAAAGAAGAAGAAACTAAAAAAGAATAATTTTTATGCAGTTCTATGAACAAATTTCTAAATATACTTAAACATTGGAGAACTAATTTATGGAAGAAATCAAAGAAAGAATTAAGCAACATGAGGGGTTTAGGGATACTGTGTATTCCGATAGTTTGGGTTTCGCTACTATTGGCTATGGTCATCTTGTACTA